CTGCGTTTGTTTTGTGTCCATATATATCATCTATATCAATAGCTTGACCTTTAGTGTGTTGAGAAGTTCTACCATTTGATCCTAAAGCATCACATAATTCAGGGCTTCTATACATAGATGTGATCTTAATTGGACCACCTACCCACTCTCTCAATGGCTCAAACACATTTGCTGCTAATGTTTTCATATTATTATATGCAGTACCATTTGGTGTATTGTCAATGCCTAATCTCAAGGCAGTTATGCTTTTAGTTGCTTCTTTGTCTGATATATGTTTTGAAATCATAACCTAAAATTAAGACCTACTGAACTATTTAGTATCTCACTATCCCAGAACTTTATGTATTCTCCTTCAATAAATAATCCAAGTGTTTTACTAATCTTCCAACCTAATATAATACCTGCTTGGTAATCTTCCCATTGTTCTTCTTGTGCATCTTTGATTAATCCACCTTTACCAAAATTGTTTCTGTGCAAGTATGAATAATCCTCATCGC